ATTATCCCGAATGGTACGCGGCTAAAATTAAGGCGTTGCCTGCCGCCGATGTTGCGCCGGTGGTGCATGGGCGGTGGGATGATTCCGGGAGATATACGTTCCCGAATGGTGACACAGCTGTCGTGTGCCCCAACTGCGGCTGCGCATTGACAGAGAGTGAGTATCACCTGAACAACTGGAATTACTGCCCTGTATGCGGGGACAAGATGGACGGAGGTGCAGACAATGATTGAGTTTAAACCCTGTCCGTTTTGTGGAGGAAAAGCGACTGTTCAATGTAAGCACACCGAAACATACGACGTTTGGGCGAACCACCCCGTTTTGTGTGCTAAGTATCGTGTTGGCTGTGAAAAGTGTGGAATTTATTTCTGGCAGTTGCACGAAATCCAATTGACAGATGGCCAACCTGCTGTTATTAAAAACGGATATGACGAAGCTGCCGAAGCATGGAACAGGAGGGCAAGCAATGATTGAGCTTAAACCTTGCCCGTTCTGTGGAGGGACAAAATTGAAAATCGACAGCAAACGAACTTTTCAGTATGGAGGGAAGAGGCATTGTTCTGTTACTGTAAGGTGTATGCAATGTCACGCGAGAAGTCCTGTTGTTGGTATCAATATGCCTGATGGGCGGTATAACGAGCGTGAAATTTGTGAAAGTGCTGTAATCGAAGCATGGAACAGGAGGGCGGACAATGCGTGAAATCACCAAAGCCGACACGGACAAGCCGATTGAACCGAAAATGGCGCGTGATGCTGTTACAGCGGTGCGCGATATAGCTGCGTATTTAACGGTGGGTGAGTGGTGCTTGATTATGGCAGGCGTGAAGAAAGCCGTTGAGAGAATGACACAGGAGGAAGACGATGAAGTTTAAGAAAGACGGCAAGGTGTACGACAATATCGGCGCACTGATGCGTGAAACCTGTTCAACAGGAACTCACTACCTCTGTGGAAGCTGCGAGATTAAAGACAAGGCACTCACAGAGCAGGGTAGTTGCTATGCCTATGCAACCGAGCACCAGAGAGAAATAGCGCAATACTTTGGCTTTGAGGTAATCGAGGACGACACGCCCACCATTGCCGAGACGGCCGCAAAGCGCAGCGAGGACGCAAAGCACAAGCTGACCCGTGCGGACATCCTGCACGCGGCGGAGAAGTGCGTATGCGGACAGCGCGAGACGGACTACGGCACACCGGAGGATAACTTCAAAGCGATTGCGGAGCTGTGGAGCCTATACCTCGACCGGATAAGCGTAGGCAAATACGGAAATATGATCGTAGATGAGAAGGACGTTGCTGTAATGATGGCGCTGCTCAAGATTGCACGTATTGCGCGCGGCGGCGGAAAGGCTGATAATTGGATTGATCTTGCAGGCTATGCGGCTTGCGGGGCGGAATGTGAGGGAGTAACGGAATGAAGTACAGAAAGAAACCCGTCGTAATTGAGGCCGTCCGGTGGACAGGTGACAACGGGAAAGAAATTGAGGCGTTTTGTGGAACTGACGTTATGTTTGGAACCATTTACGAACCTGATCCTGTTTCGGCTGCGTGCATCCACACTCTTGAAGGAAAGATGTACGCGCGTCCCGGTGATTACATCATCAAGGGCGTAAACGGCGAGTTTTACCCCTGCAAGCCGGATATTTTTGAAAAAACGTATGAGAGGGTGGGAGAATGATACTTGATATCATCGGTAAAATCGCCAGCGTATATATCTATGCGTCTGTTATTTTAGGCGGCCTGATTATCGTGTTCGGCTTGCTCTGGTTGGCGATGCTCATTATGAGCAAAGCAATTTTCGGGCTTGCGGCACACTGCAAGTTTTGGGGCGCGTTAGTGGAGGAAGCGATTGCGAGAGTTCGTGCAAAGGAGAATAAAGAATGACGATTGATGAAGCTATCAAGGTAGCAGATGCCAACGTGGAACTCTATTCGAGCTTAGAAGGGTGGGGACAGGCGGTAAGTTTTTACGACACATGCGCTGCCATGCTGAAAGTAATGAAGAAGATGATCGAGGAAGGCAGACCGGAAGACGCGCCGGATGCGTGGCAGGAGCGCAGAAAGCGCGAGTACCGCGAGACCAAGGATCGGTACGAGAGGCTGCACTGGATGGTTACCAAGTACGAGGCAGGCGTGCTTGAGTATACGCCGAAGTGCTCGATCGAGCTGTTAAAACAGCAGAAAAAGCACATGGGCGAGTACCTGCACGATCTGGAAGTCGGCGCATTTGTGGAAGGAGTGGAACTGTGACGATTAACCAGGCAATCCGCATCCTCGACCCGGAAACCTCGGCCGAGGCGTTAGGCGAAATCGAATACTATGGCGGACTGCGCGGCAAAGAGAAGGTGCTGGTCGCCTGCGACGAGGCCTGCCGCGTGGCGGTTCAAATTATGAGAAAATACACGGAGGAACAAAAATGAAAAAGAAAATCATGGCGGCACTGCTCTGCGGTGCTATGATGTGTAGTCTGTCAGCCTGCAGGGAGAGCGAGCGCGTTGCGTACAACATCTCGAAGGAGGCGGACAATTTCAACGTCACGCGCCGTCTGGAAGTCATCAACGCGCGTACGGACAAGCCGGTGTTTGAGCTGATCGGCAACTTCGCCATCTCGAACAACAGCGAGAACGAGCTGGAGGTGACTGTCGAGACCGGGCAGGGCGTTTACAAGAAACACCTTGTGTACCTCAACGACTGGACGATCTACGTTGTAGAGGACGTCAGCGGCGCTTACGTGGACAAGTTCCACTACGAGGTGAATTTCCTGCCGGAGATGATCATTCCGGTTACGGCGACATCGCATGACTAAAAATACAGCGACAAGGTCCGGCGTTACTTATTATGGTGATACGCCGTGCCGGAACTGCGCTTACTGGCGGACGCTCGGAAACTATAAAAATCTGAAGCTGTGGGCGTGCCACTACGCATTGGTTAACCGGCATTCGAGGGGATGCGAGCCGGGCGAAAGGTGCACAAAAAGAACAGAAAGCTACCGCAGACGGATAGCTTTCAAACACGACGGAAGCACCGAGGAGATTACAAGCCGATGACAGCGAAAGAATGGCTGATGCGCGGGCGCGCACTGGAAAAAACGATTACAGCCTTGCAGGAGGCGCGGAAACGCGCCTATGCACGGGCAACGGGCGCAACCGCGCCGGTAAGGGATACGCCGGGCGGAAAAGGGAGCACGGGGAACAAGGCAGACCCCTACATCGAACTGGGCGAGAAGATCGCAGAGAAAGAAAACGAGCTTGCGGAAATATACGGCGAGATTGTGCGCGTGCTGGGCGAAATGCGGGATAACGAACTGCAAACGCTCCTGCTTGAACGTTACGTGAACGGCGCAACATGGGCGCAGACGGCGCGGCGGCTGCATTACAGCGAGGCGCACGTGAAAGGCTACATGCACAGAATGGCACTGAATGCTGTGGATAAGTTAATACCCCACAATACGCAATAATGTGATATACTGATATCGTGGAAGAGCTCCAAGGGAGCAAAACCACGGCATTCACGGGTTGATAAATTCCGGTTATGTCCTCCTAATTCTCTCCCCTGCTTCGGCGGGGGACACGCTCCAAAGGCTGCACGAGGCCGGCGGGGCTCACACTTCCTTTCGCCCAAGGCATTCCCTAATGCGGCGGGAAACCGTCTCAGCCTGTCCGCCGCGTCTTCACTAGGGCGCGCGGGCTCTTTGACTCTCGGGAATACAGTTCTAGGAAACGCGGCAGAGATGCCGCACATGCTCCAAAGCCTGCATGAGGGCGGCGGGGCGGCAGAATGCAGTGACGGCAGGCGGCAAATTCTGTATCCGCAGCCTTGCACGGAAACAATATGCAAGGCGATCTGCTCGCAAAGCCTGCATGAGGGCGAGTGAGCACAAAAAAGACAGCCGAACGGCTGCTCATAATCTGACGGCTCGGAAAGACGAGCACGGGCGCAGCTTACGGAACGGCGCGCCGACACCTATTCTGGCGGCCCGGAAAGACGGGCACTGTTTGCGAACTTTGCCGGACTGCCCGGCAGGCCTTGCGCAGGGCCAAAGCGTCAGTACACAGCGCAGCAGCACGTGTATCAGGGAGTAATTCCCTGCAACGGGGTAGCGCCCTGCGGTGAAAGTCCGCCGGTTTGCAGGCCGATAACTGCGCGCGAGGGGTTCAAAATTCGAACGTCCTATTTTGTAGCAGCCCCTGAGCGCAAGCCGGGAAACCGTCCGTAAAGCCGGACGCAAGGCGCAGCGATACGCGCACATACCGCGCAAGCGGTATACATGCAGCCCAAAGTTGATACACGGTGCAATTCCGTGTGGCTGCACCTCCAATTAGTCATAAGTAAAAGCACCTCCCCGGGATGGCTTCGGGAAGGTGCTTTTGCTTAGATGTTGCTTAGATGTTGCTTAGATGTTGCTTAGATGTTGCTTAGCGGTTATCATAAGCGCATAGAGCCTCGCACAGCTCGCGCGTCGGGCACTGAGAGCAGTCGCACTCCGAAATGATAACGTTTTCGCACAGTGCGCGAGGATCGGCCATAAAAACGGCCTCGGCTGCTCGGTAGTCCTCAGGGGTAATGATGTTATACATGGGTTACGCCTCCAGCCGGTAGGACATCGCGCTGTTAAGCAGTGCGAAAGTGATGCACTCGTAAAATTCGCCGCGGGTGATTCCCTCCGGCGCGCCGGTGCCCTGCTCGATCAGGTGGGCGACGGTCTCGACATTATGGGCGGTCGGCTCGTGAGAAGATACCCAGTCGAGCATATGTTCGTACTCGCCGCACGTCATGGACGTGCAGAAGTCGTTTTTGATGCATACATTGCGGACGCTGTACGCGCTCCAGCTTGCCTTGATGGTCATTTTATATCTTCCTTTCTGCGGGGTTATACCGCCCCGCCCGGTGTAGGTGGCTCAGTCCATAGCGCAGTAGGTAAGGGCATCATAGCCCATATCGGCAAGCGCCTTGGTCATAGCCTCGGCTGCTGTCTCGCGCTTGTATGCCTGACCGGGCAGCCGCAGGCAGATAACATAGCGGTTAGAGTAGCCCCAGCGGAAATAATCGCCGCCTGCCTCCTCGCAAGCCTGCTTGACCTTGGCGGACTGCCAACGCGGGAGCAGGAGAGAGGGTGCATCTAAATTACAGGTGCCGCCGTCCTCAACCTGTGCGGCCGCTTCAAGGGCGATGGCGCGTGCCTTGATTAGATCGTCGCGGAGCTTGGCGTACTTGCCGGTAAGCGGCTTCGGCTCGGTATCTGCCGGGTATGCGGTCAGCAGATCGTTAAAGTCTGCGATTGCGTCGGCTTCGGTGCGCGCCGTGCGGCTGGTGACCTCGTGGCCGTTGGGGTACAGGAGCATCGTCTCGTAGTGGTTCGACGCAAGCCCGCAGGTGTCGAGGATAACGCGGCGGCCGTTGTGGGTGTACTCGGTGTGTTTGATGGTGTTCATGATGTGTACCTCCAAATTAAAATTTATGGGTGCGGGCTTTAAGGGTGAACCCGCGAGAACCGTTTAAGCGCCGATCGTGCCGAACTGCTGATACAGGTAAATGTACTTAGCAAGTTCTTTCGCTCCGCTAATGGCGGCGCAGCGGCTTTTGTTGTCGTGCAGGCGGTAGTCATAGTACAGGAGACCGGGGCGAACCGTTACGATGTCCTCGGGGCTTCTGAGCACCTTTTCCGCCTCGTCGATATACTTGGCGGATACCTCATCAAATAGGCCGTACTCGTAATCGACGAACATATAAAAGTTGCCGCCTGCGAGGATTTCGCCGGTGCGCTCGTCGCGGTCGATCTCGTCCCAGTGAGCAAGCAGCTTTTCAATGTCGCTGCGCTTTACGGTCGGGTCCTTGATCGTAACGTGTGCGCTGGTGCTGTATCCGCAATCCTTAACGGAGACCTTGAAGGACTTGGTGTTGTAGCCTGCGGCTTTCAGCTCGCGCTTGATTGCTGCGTTGGTTTCTCGGTTAGTTAACATATTGATTACTTCCTTTCGGTGTTTGGTGTTTTCCTTTGCTGTGATTACATGATACTATACGTTAACGTATAATGCAATAGGCAAGATGCACAAAGATACACGTTAACTGTTATACAGTTTTATACGTTGACGTATAAAGCAAGCCGTGTTACACTTATTCTATATATGTAGGAGGTGCAAACATGGCAACAGAGGCACAGATCAAGGCAAATATTAAGTACAACAGGAGCAAAGACAATATCATGATACGCCCGGACAAAGACGAGGGAAAACAGATCAGGCAGGCCGCAGCCGATGCGGGTAAAAGCGTACAGGCGTATGCAATACGCCATAGTAGAGCAGCAGCTGTACATAGTGGGGCTCCAGCTGATAATATGGACAAGTGACAACATATTGTAGGCAGACAAAAGCCGCTCCACTCAACCGGGGCGGCTTTTTTGTGTCTATATGGTAAGGGGGGCGAGAGTATGGACAAGCTGACCGCAAAACAGCGGGCATGGATTGATTATTACAAGCAAGGCAAGACAGCTACAGAGGCGGCACGGCTTGCCGGTTACAAGGGAGATAATCACCACACAATAGGCGCGCAAAACTTAGCAAAACTAAGCAAATACATTTCAGACCGGGACGAGCTGCTAGATCGTGCCCGTGTGGCGGATATGGCGGAGATTAACGAGTTTTGGAGCGATACCATGAGGGATAACACGGCGGACATTAAGGACCGTCTGAAAGCCTCTGAGCTGCGCGCACGGAGTATCGGCGCGTTTATCGAGCGTCGGGAAATCGTAGGAGCGCAGACGATCACGGTTAAGCTGCTCGATGATGACGAGGAAATGAAAGATACAGAGTAACGGCTTGCAGCCGCTTTCGGGCGGTGCAGGCTTATTTTTTTACCCTGTTTTGCAAGTTCGTGTTGCGCGTCCTGCAAAAACAGGCGTTTTCGCGCGGATGGATGCCGATTTTTCCGGGGTTTATACTTCGGAGCAGGACGGAAAGCGGCGCGAATTATGCAAAACGTAACTTTTGTACAATTCGGGAGGTGAGCAGGTGCAAGTAAACATTCCCAAGCGGGCATTCAATGCGGCTTACCTGCCGCTGCTCTCGGATGATGAGCACCGTTATATTGTGCTGTTCGGCGGCGCTGGCTCTGGCAAGAGCGTGTTCGCGGCTCAACGGCTGATTGTGCGCATGATGAGCAAGCCGCTGTGTAATGTGCTTGTAGTCCGCAAGGTTGGCGACACCAACCGCACGAGTACGTTTGCGCTGATGCAGCAGGTCATTAACGGCTGGGGGCTGCATGCGCTGTTCGATGTTACCGATCTGCGGATCGTCTGCCGTCTGACCGGCAACGCCTGTATTTTCAAGGGTTTGGATGACCCGGAGAAGATCAAGTCTGTTACCTTCCCGAAGGGCGAATTAACGGACATCTGGATAGAGGAGGCAAGCGAGATAGCCGAGGCTGATTTTAATCAGCTTGATATCCGTCTGCGAGGCAAGCGGATACACGGTCAGATTACGCTTTCGTTTAACCCGATCAACGTGCTGCACTGGCTCAAAAAGCGGTTCTTTGACCGCAAGGATGCGCGGGCGGTGACGCTCAAAACCACCTACAAGGATAACGCATGGCTGGACGACGACTATAAGCGCACGCTCGAGGGGTACAAGGACAGCGACCCGTATTACTATCAGGTGTACTGCCTGGGGCAGTGGGGCGTTATCGGCAAGACGATCTTTGACGCGGCCAAGGTAAACGGCAGGCTGGCAGAGCTTCCACCGGCAGAGCGTCGCGGGTACTTTGTGTACTCCACGACGTTTGATGCACTGGCGAATCAAGTCAGGATTGATGACCGTTCTATTAAGTGGGTAGACGATGACGGCGGCTACATCTCGATCTATCAGGACAGGCGCGAGGGCGTACCGTATGTGATCGGCGGGGATACGTCGGGCGAGGGCTCAGACTGGTTTGTGGGGCAAGTGCTCGACAACACCAACGGGCGGCAGGTGTGTACACTGCGGCACCAGTTCGACGAAGATGTTTACGCTGCACAGATGTATTGTCTGGGTATCTACTATAACAAGGCGCTGATTGCGATAGAGGCGAATTACAGCAGTTACCCAATCAAGGAGCTGCAACGGCTGCGGTATCCGCGGCAGTACGTCCGTCAGACCGAGGACAACTACACCCACAGACCCCGCGACAGCTACGGCTTCAAAACCACAAGCGTTACAAGGCCGGTTATTATTGCCGGACTGGTTGAGGTAGTGCGCGAGAGTGCGGAGCTGCTGAACGACGCGGACACGCTGGGCGAAATGCTGACGTTTGTCCGTAACGAGAAGGGCAGAGCAGAGGCGGAGCAGGGCGCACACGATGACTGTGTTATGGCGCTGGCTATCGCCTACTATGCACGCACACAGCAGAGCTACACCGAGGACAAGCCGCGAGGCAAGCGGGCGAAGTGGACGGATGATATGTATGAGGACTACTACAACGCCGACAAGGCAGGCCGTGAGTATCTAATCTCTAAATGGGGCAACCCGTTTTGAAAATGAGGTGATAAAATGCAAAATCCGTTTGATAAAACGGGCAAGAGTGACGAGGCGATTTTGAAGAAGTGGCAGGACAGGCTAAGCAAGGCGCGGAGCAAGTACCAGGACGAACTGAATTTAATGGTCGAGCGGGAAGAGATTTACCGAGGTACGCACAAAATCGACAAGGTGCACGGCAAGGACCAGAAAACGCAAGACGCAGTAGTGGCGCGGAACGTGGTAGCGGAGATCATCGAGGCGGAAGTATCGAGCGATATTCCAACGCCTAAGGTCACGCCACGACACGAGGAGGACGAGCAGCTCGCAAAGACGATTGAGGATTACATCCGAAACGAGCTTGACCGGCTTCCCTTTGAGCGGCTGAACGATCAGGACGAGAGGACTACACCGACGCACGGCGGAGATTTGTTCCTTGTCGAGTGGGACAACACCAAGCGGACGCACACCACACGCGGAGCGCTGAGTGTTACGCTGCTGCATCCGAAACAATTTATCCCGCAGCCGGGCGTTTACAGTATCCCGGAGATGGATTACTTCTTCATTCAGCTCGCGCAGAGCAAGGAGTACATCAAGAAGAAGTACGGAAAGGATGTTTCCGACGAGGACGAGGAACAGCCGGACGCACGCGGCTTTGAGCAGGGCACGGCGGACGATCTCGTAACCGAGAACATCGGATATTTCCGCAACGCTGACGGCGGTATTGGGCGCGTGGCGTGGTGCAATGACGTGCTGCTGGAATACATGGAAGATTATCAGGCGCGGCGCATCAAGACTTGCAGCAAGTGCGGCGCGGATATGCAGGGCGATACCTGCCCGTACTGTGGCAGTAAGAGCGGTGAACAGAAAACCGTCAAGGACTTTGCGCGGACGGACGAGAACGGTATTCCGATGACGAAGATCGTAGATAAAGTGCAGCTCGATGAGATGGGCAATCCAACCGTTATACAGCACGAGGAAAACGACATGATTCCGTACTACAAGCCGGATGTGTATCCGGTGGTACTGCGGCGCAATGTGTCGGTAGTCGGAAAGCTGCTCGGCTCGTCTGATGTGGATATGATACGAGATCAGCAGATGCTGATTAACAAGCTCGACAGCTCCATTTCTCAAAAGCTGCTGGGCGGCGGCTCGGTTATCACCCTACCACGGGGCAAGCAGATACGGCGCACGGACGAGAATTTCAAGGTGCTTGAAGTCGAGGGCCCGGAAGAAAAGGCAATGCTCGATGTGCTCACCTTGCAGCCGGATATTTCCCGCGATATGGCGTTTGAGGACAGCACCTACACGGCAATGCGCAACCTGATCGGCATTACGGATTCGTTCCAGGGACGCAAGGACAGCACCGCAACGAGCGGCACGGCAAAGCAGTTTGCAGCGGCGCAGACCGCCGGACGCTTGGAAAGCCGCAAGGTCATGAAGAACGCCGCCTATGCTGACCTGTTCGAGGTTATGTTCAAGTTCCTGCTGGCGTACAGTGACGAGCCGCGGCCGATGGTTTACAAGGATACCAACGGCACGCAGATGTACGGCACGTTTAACAAGATGGACTTTCTCAAAGTGGACGAGGCAGGCGAACCGTACTGGAACGATGAATTTCTGTTCAGCGTCGACCAGACCGCGCCGCTTGCAGGCAACCGTGAAAACCTCTGGCAGGAGGCGAGAATGAACCTCGAAAACGGCTGCTTTGGCGACCCAGCCGATATGCAGAGTCTACTCACGTTCTGGACGATCATGGAGGGGCTGCACTACCCACTGGCAAGCGAGGCAAAGCAGCAGCTTTCCGAACGACTGGAACAGCAGCAGATGATGATGGCACAGCAGCAGGCAATGATGCAGCCGATGGCAGCAAATGCAGACGGCATTCCTGATATTACGCAGTCCGGCTACGTCAGCCCGGAGACAATGCCGAGTTATCAGGAGGGAGGCGGCAGTTATGGTATGTCCGGTATGTAAAATCGACACAAAGACGGACACTGTAGACGGTAAGCTCGTGCTTATCTGCAAAAATCCGCAGTGTTCAAACTATAAGCAGGTAGTAAAGGAGGTGAAATAGTATGGCAAATAAGAGCGGTTACGCCGGTAAGATCAAGAACACCGGCAGCATGGAGGTTAAGGCGGTTTTCGCCCAGACTTCCGGCAAGAAGCCTGTCGTTAAGACCGGCGGCGATCTGCGTTCTTCCAAGAAGAGCGGCAAGTAAAGGGCAAATGAATAGCGGAACCGTCCGAAAGGGCGGTTTTTTTATGCCCAAAATCGCACGGAACAGCGTAAAAATCCAGAAAGGAACAACCAAATGGAAAAAATTATGGAAACCGAGGTAGAAACCACCGAGGCAGGCGTAAACGAGCAGGAAACCGCCGAAACTGCGTCCATCGGACCCGAGGAGACAGGCGAAAACGAGCAGCAGACCGCCGAAGCTGCACCCGAGGGAGTACAGAGTGCGGAAGATAACGCACGGTTTGCCGCTGCACGACGCAGAGCGGAAGCGCAGTTTAACCAGCGCATTCAGCAGGAGCGTCAGGCGGCAAAGGACGAGATGGTACGGCAGATGTACGAGGGTCAGCTCGACCCGTACACCAACAAGCCGATCGCCTCGGAAGCTGATTTGCAGGCGTACCAGCAGGCATACCAGCGAGACCAGATGCAGCAGGCAGGGCTTGACCCCGCTATGCTCGATCAGATGATCGCAAACAACCCCACTGTACGACAGGCACAGCAGGTTCTTGACCGTGTACAGATGGAGGAGGGCGAACGGCAGATGAACGAGGCAATCAAGGAGATTTCCCGCCTTGACCCGTCCATCACCGACGTTGCTGCACTGGCAAACCACCCGAACGCACCCGTTTTTAACGAGTACGTCAACAGAGGCTATTCGCTTGTTGATGCGTTCCGCCTTGCAAACTTTGATACGCTGACCGGCAAGAAAGCCGCAGCGGCAAAGCAGCAGGCGATGAACAACGTCAACGGCAAAAGCCATCTGACTACCACTGCGGCAGGCGAAAGCGGCGAGGACGTGCATGTTCCCGACGAAACCATGCAGTGGTATCGCAAGGCTTTTCCGAACTGGACAAAGCAGCAGATTGTTGCAGACTACAAAAAACGTATCTGAAAAGGAGAATTTCTATGTTTATCAAGGCATACAGCCGCGTTGCAGATGTAGAACCGTTTGTGTACCCCAAGGGCGCAGCGGGTCTTACTCTCGGCATGGCGGCAAACCTGACCGGCGGTTCACTGGCGAAGTGCGCGGCAACCACCAAGCCAACCCACATTGTCATGGGTCCGCAGCGCGCAGACGGCACTTACCCGGCCATCGAAGTAACCGAAAACACCATCTTTGAAACCGTGTCCACTGCGACCGTTGCGGCAACTGTGGTTGGTTCTGCGGTTACTCTGAGCACTGACGCGCTGGGCGTTACCGCAACCACCACTTCCGGTGTGTTCAAGATTCTGGACACCGACGGCGCAACCACCAATTCCACTGTACGCGGCGTTTTCGTAACTCCGGCGGCAGCAGCAGCCTAACCCTAAGGAGGTAAACAGATAATGGCAGGTAATATTATTTCTAAGGGCTCCGGTCTTGTTGACTCCCTGTTTGGCAAGTCCGAAGCTCCTATCAAGGCAATCATCGAGCACGAGATCGAGGACTTTGAGCAGGACTCGCAGTTCAAGAAGATCTTCTGCATGGACACTACCGACAAGTACGGCGAGAGATACCTCTCCATGACTTCGAGCGGCAACTTTGAGGATGTCGGCGAGAACGGCGCGTATCCGGATACCTCGTTTCAGGAGGGTTTTTCCAAGTTCCTTGAGCCGAGCACGTGGAAAAAGCGTCTGACCATCACCCGCGAGATGATGGAGGACGGCAATCAGAGCGCGGTTATCGCACGAGCACGCGATTTCGGTCTTTCCTTTGCGCGTACCCGTGAGATGTACGCTGCTGCAACGCTGATCGGCGGTCTGAACAGCTCCATGAAGTTTGGCAACAAGGAAATGCAGATGCGCACCTACGATACGACTACCGGCGATAAGCTGTCTCTGTTCAACAAGGCGCACAAGTCCATCACGCAGCCGAAGTACACCCAGTCCAACCGCTTCTCCTACACCGCGTCTGATGACCTGTATACCGTACTGGACACCATGCAGGAGAAGATGCAGAAGTTCACCGACGACGACGGCAACCTGCTTGCAACTGCGCCGGATACCATCATTATCCCGAACAGCGGCAAGATGAAGCGCAAGCTGACCGAGGTTGTCGGCTCTGAATTTAAGGACGGCGGCAACCGCGTAGGCTTCAACTTCCAGTACGGCGGCTGGAACTTCATCATCTGGAACTATCTGCCGAACACCATTGCAGGCAAGGAGTATTTCATGCTGATGGACAGCAAGAAAAACCAGAACACGCTTGCTATGCCGTTCCTCGATCGCGTAAAGCTGACCACCGACAGCTACACCGACAAGAACACCGACGCACAGGTATACACCGGCCGCGCACGCTTCATTGCCGGTTTCGTAAACTGGCGCTCGATCGCGATTGCAGGCGAGGACCTTGCAGACGCTACCGCGCTTATTTAAGACAGAGGGAGGGGGCAACCCCTCCTTTCCCTTTTAAGGAGTGATTTTATGACGTGGGAGCAGATGCAAAAGGCTGCACTCGACAAGATTTTCTCACGCCTGAACTACGGCACGGAAGTTTCGCTGACTTCTCCCGATGTGGCGGACTATGTGCGGGCAATGCCGCACGCGGCGTGGTTCGCAATGGTAGACCTTGCCGAGGTCATGCCGATCTACAAATCTGTTGAGGTTGAGCTTCCGGACGATGACGCAGAGGGCTATCGGCTGTTTCATATCCGCGAGCTTGCACCGGATTTCATGCGGTTCTGCCCGGATAGGCTGACGATCATGGGCGCGAACAACACGTTTATGCGCGTGAACGACTATCAGTTTGACGGCATGGACACGCTGTTTGTCCCGGCGGAGTACGTCGGTACGCTTGTGATCTGGTATGAGGCATACCCGGAGAACATCGACGAGAGCACGCCCGGAGACACAACGTTTTCTCTTCCGGAGGAAGCGCAGCGGGCGATCCCGCTGTATATCGCGGCGGAAGTGTTCAAGGAAGATGATATTTCCATGGCGACGCAGTATCTGAACGAGTATGAGAACGTAAAGTCCATGCTGGCTTCCCGCCGTCAGCAGACGGCAAGCGGCGGCGCGTGGCGCAGCGTTACGGGGTGGGTGTAAATGGCGACATACAAGATTCCCGATTCCCCGAAAAGGTACAAAACCGAGTATTCCAAGTTCAAGGGCGTTGACCTGTCGAGCAATCCGACACAGGTCGACTCAACGCGCGGCGCTTCCGGCACGGTAAACCTGATTTCGGACAGCGGCGGCTTTCCAGAAAAGCGCAAGGGATGGCGCGTGCTGCTGAATGTCGAAAAGCCGGTAAACGGTCTATATCGCGGCATTATCAAGGGCAATGAATACTTCCTTGTGCACGGCGGCACACGGCTTTACAAGTGGACGGAAAGCGCCTTAACAGAGCTGAAAAGCGGACTTACTAACAAGCAGGGCACCTCGTTTACGCTGAACGACAAAATGTACGTGCTGACGGGCGGCGAGTACCTTGTATTCGACGGCGAGACCGTCAAGGACGCGACAGCGGACGCTTACGTTCCGACTACCACCATCGCCAATATGCCGACGGGCGGCGGCACGAGCTTCGAGGATGTAAATCTTCTGAGCGACAAGCGCAAGAACGAGTTCTGCGCGGACGGCTCGGCTACTGTGTATCAGCTCGATACCACGGACGTACAGAGCATTTCAGAGGTCAAGGTGGATGGTGCGGTCTGGGACGCAAGCCGCTACAGCCTGAACGGGAGTAAGGGACAGGTGACGTTTACCTCAGCGCCTCCAAAACCGGCTATCACGGGCAAGGACAACGTGACGATCACATTTGTAAAGCACGTGGACGGTTACGCGGACAAAATCAAAAAGTGCACCATCGCCGCAATCTACGGCGGCAAGTCTCAGGACAGGGTGTTCCTTGCAGGCAACCCGGACGAGCAGGACAAGGACTGGCGGTGTGAAAGCAACAATCCGTTGTATTTTTCCGACCTCTCCTATACCAAGGTGGGCGCGGACGGCGCGGCAATCGTCGGATATACGGCAATCTCGGACAGTCAGGCAATCGTCAAGTCAGATGACCGCAGCGAGACCACGATCTATTTCCGAGGGTATAACATCGACAGCACGACGAACAAGGTGCAGTTTCCGGTACGCAGAGCCGCAGCCGGTGCCGGTGCGGTGGCAAAGCACGCATTTGCGTATCTGCCGGAAGAACCGGTATTCCTCAGCCGAACGGGTGTGTTCGCGCTGACGAGCAGCAATATCACGGCCTTGCAGGTGGCAAGAAACCGCTCCTACTATGTAGACGCGGCGCTGACCAAGGAGGATCATCTGGAAAACGCCTGCGCTGTTGTCTGGAACGGCTACTATGTGCTGTCTGTGAACAACCATGCCTACGTACTCGACACCAACCAGAACGTAGCGTACAAGCCGCAGTCCTACGGCGATTACGTTTACGAGTGCTACTACTGGGACAACTTCCCGGCGGTGCGCATGATGGAAAGCAGGGGAAGCCTGTATTTCGGCACATCGGACGGACGTATCTGCAAGCTGAACACGGATATTGACACCATGCAGGCGTATTCGGACGGCGGCACGCTCGGCGCGGACGGCAGAATTACCGGCGGTACGGCAATCTCCGCAGAGTGGCACACCAAGGCGGACGACGACGGCGACTTTATGACGTACAAGACCATGGTAAAGCGCGGCTCGGGCGTTATGATGAAGCCTTATACCCGTTCCTCGGTCAAGGTGTTCGCGCGGACGGAACGCGACTTCGGACGGCAGATACGCGAGGGTATCGCGGATATCTTCAACTGGGAAGATATTGATTTCAGTCGCTTCACATTCAACACGAACGACGCGCCGCAGGTGCTCCCGTTCAACAGCAAGGTCAAAAAGTATAAGACCCTGCAGCTTATCATGCAGAACAACGCACTGAACGAGGCGTTCGGCGTGTTCGGCATTATCAAGAGATACACCATCGGAACTATGGTGAGGTGATGAAATGGCAATCGAAAAGATTTCAGACAGCGCGGTGAGTTCGACAGGCGTTGTTTCCGCGGCGGACACGCTGACCGGCACGGCTGCGGAAAACAAGGCGGTGTTCGACAAGCTGCCGCGGCTGCTGAGAGACAAAGTAAATGAGGTTATTGACGAAAGCAACCGTCTGACGACTGAGGACGGGAAGGCAGTGAAAAGCCCGGACGGCACGGTGAAAAACGTGCGGCTGAATGCGGACAACGTAATCGAAACCTCGCAGGATGGCACAAGCTGGCAGGCGACAGGTTCGAGCGGTCACGTTATTCTGGACGCTTCCGGAAACGCGATGCCGCAGAGGTCGAGAATGCAGTTCGCAGAGGGCACGGTCGAGGACAAAGACGGCGTAAGCGTTATCCACGGCGTGCAGGGTCCGAAGGGCGAAAAGGGCAACAAGGGAGACAAGGGTGAAAGGGGCGAGCAGGGTCTCAGAGGTGAACGCGGTCCGCAGGGCGAGATCGGCCCGAGAGGTCCGCAGGGCATTCAGGGTGAACAGGGCGCACAGGGCATTCGCGGCGCACAGGGCGCACAGGGTCCGCAGGGCGCACAGGGCGAAAAGGGCGCAGATGGCAAGGACGGCAAGGCGTTATACATCGAGGACGTTTACAGCACCCTCGCCGCGCTGCGCAACGCTATTCCGAACGGCAACGACAAGATGTACCAGGTCGAGGAGAACCGCGAGTGCTACATCTGGAGCGAAAACGCGCTCGACTGGGTGAGCGTCGGCAAAGTGGAAGGTCCGGTGGGCCCGCAGGGCGTGCAGGGCATTCAAGGCCCCACGGGACCGCAGGGCATTCAGGGCGTGCAGGGCATTCAGGGCGTTCCCGGCAATGACGGCAAAGATGCGTATGAAGCGGCACTCGACGGCGGCTATCAGGGCACGGAAACGCAGTTTAATGCGGCGCTTGCACGGATAAACGGCTTCGCGCTTGCAGAGGAGGTTGTCCCCAAGACCCGCAAGATCAACGGGAAGGCGCTGAGCGCGGACGTCACGCTGACGGGCGAGAACATCGCGGTCTCCACCGCGGACTCCACTCCGATTTCTGGTGCGGTAAAATACCGCAGCAACCCGAATTTGCTGGATAACTGGCATTTCGGCAGACCGGTGAACCAGAGAGGGAAGACGGAGTATACGGGGGGTTATGGCATTGATAGATGGCAAAATATCGGCGCAAACAAAATGTCCGTACAGAGTGACTGCGTCATCTTTACCTTTGTCAATAACAATTATGTCGCTTGGGAACGTCTCGAAAATCTCGTCTCGGGAACATACACCTTATCTTTGCTTTTCAAAGATGGTACGCTTGTTACAAATACAAAAGTGATTGATGTATCTCAGACACCATATGATATTGACACTCCTCGTTACAATGAATGGAATGTACAGCTGCATGATGACAAAACTGTGCGTATTACGTGCACAGGCAATGCTGGAGACACAGCAGCTATCCTCGCCGCCAAGCTCGAACTCGGCTCCACCCAGACCCTTGCACACAAAGAGGGCGACAAGTGGGTGCTTAACGAAATGCCTGACTTCGGGGAGCAGCTGAGAAGGTGCACGTACTATGCAGAGAAGGTTGAGAGTAAAGATACACCCGCAATCACAAACTCTACGTTTGTTCCTTCCGGTGCTACAAGTGCAGTATTCATTCTCCCTTATGCAAGGAAACGTACAGTACCAGCAATCAATTTTAACGATGTAAGTAACTATCGAATTATCGCACGATCTATTTCTGGTGGAACTACTGCATTTTCTGTAACAGCTATATCACTTTTAGACATTGGTAGAACAAAAGCAGCTATTCTCGTGTCTTTTAACACAACTGATCAAGGCTATTACTGTTTCTTGCAGCGTTCTGATAACGCACCCGCCGGATATGCCTTTATTTCCGCCGACCTATAAGGAGGTGACACCATGCAAATCCCAAAATCCCGTGTATACGTCCTTCTGGACAGTGAAAGCCGTGTGCTGCGGCTTGAGGGAGAGTATTCCCTTCCGGCAGATCTTACCGGATGGACGAAAATCGATGAAGGCTTTGGAGACAAGTACGCACTCGCGCAGAGCCATTATCTCGAAAAGCCGCTCTACGACGGCGCGGTTCTGCGCTATAAGCTCGTTGATGGCAAGATTGTAGAGCGCACTGCCGAGGAAATCGAGGCGGATAAGGCGAAGCTGCCGAAGCCGGCTATCCCGAAAACCAACGCAGAACTGGAGCAGGAAAATAAGCTGCTGAAAGCACAACTTAACGCCGCGACCGAACGCAGTGATTTTATTGAGGACTGCATTGCGGAGATGGCGATGCAGGTTTACGCAGAATAATGAACATTTTTAGACGTTTAGAAAGGTTGGTAATTATGATGGCTATGTTTTTTGCACAGAGGGTTATCCTCGGCAAGACGGAGTTCGATGCTGTGCCCAAGGCACTCAAAAAGCAGGTGGCGGAAATTCTGATTGATTCCGGTCTGCCCGAGCTTGTACCGTCCGAGTTCGGCGGTACCAAGGGTGCGTAACATGAAGGGCGCAGAAAACACCGCTGCACCGAACATGATCGTCGATGAGTTTTTTCCGAAGCATATCAGACAGCGTGAGGACTTTGCAGAAATCCGCGAGGCGGTGCGCAAATACAGGATTACGGAGCTGTATCTCACGCAGAAGTACAACAGAAAGAGAGAAAAGCATGGATAATGTAAACAATTTTAAGGCGGCTGTTACCGCTTGTATTGCCGTCCTTACCGCCCTGTGGGGGTGGTTCGGCTGGCTTGTGGTGCTGTTTGTTGTCGCAATGGCGGCGGACTACCTGACGGGCACGGCGGCGGCAATGCAGGCGGGTGCATGGAACAAAAAGATTGCATGGAAGGGCATTACGCGCAAGGTTGCACAGATTGCTATTGTAGCGGTTGCAGGCGGTGCAGATTTGCTTGTCGGAATGATTATGGGGCATCTGCCCATGGTCACACTGCCGTTTGAATATACTGTGCTGTTCTGCCCTCTCGTTGTCGTATGGTACACGCTGACGGAACTCGGCAGTATCGTGGAGAACGCGGTTTCCCTCGGTGCACCCGTTCCGGCGTGGCTGCAAAAGGCACTTTCTGCCGCAAAGGACGCAGTGGACAAAATCGGAGATGAGGAAAAATGAAAATCACTTTTAAGGGCTGTAATCCCAGTAACTACCGCAAGGGCAGAGAGTTTCCCGTGCACTGGATTGTTCTGCATTTTACGGCGAACAACGGCGACACGGCAAAGAACAATGCGGATTACTTCGCGAACAACGCCAATCTGCGGGCAAGCGCACACTACTTTGTAGACCCGAACGAGATTTACCAGTCGGTGAAAGACACGGACACGGCGTGGCATTGCGGAAAGGAACGCGGCGGCAGCTACTTTAACGATTGCCGCAACGCGAACAGCATCGGCATTGAGATGTGCAGCGTTATCCGGAATGGCGTGTACGTTATCCCCGAAGCGACGATGCAGAACGCCGCAAAGCTGACCCGTGAGCTGATGGCAAAGTACCATGTGCCAATCAGCCGCGTGTGCCGTCACTATGATGTGACGCATAAGGAATGCCCCGAACCGTGGGTGCGCAATCCGAAGCAGTGGGAAAACTTTTTGCGAATGTTGGAGGTAGAAGATATGACGGAAGCACAGACGCGCAAAATCGCGCAGGAAGAAATCAAGAAGGCAAACGCAAAGGTGTATGACCGCGTGCAGGACTGCCCGGCATGGGCGCAGAACACGGTGCAGCGGCTTGTGAACAAAGGCTTTTTACAGGGTGACGAAAACGGCAGGCTGGGTCTTACCGAAGACCTGATGCGTGTGCTGGTTATCAACGACCGTGCACATCTGTACGGTTAAACCGGATTAAGCGGGGTAAGATATGGCGGTGACACTCTGACAAAGGGGCGCCGCTATGAACCTAAAAAAAGATTTGACAAAGGCGGAGTGCGTTAAACTCCGCGAGGAATGCAATTTTACAGACGAAGAACGCGCTGTTTTCGACCTGCGGGTCGCGGCGCGTTCTGTCGTTGAAATCTCAATGAGCCTGCACCTGAGCGAAGCAACGGTTTACAGGCGACTCAAGAACATCAAGCGCAAAATCGTGAAAGTTTTATGACAGGTTTATACCCTCTCTGCGACGTATAATATAAGCACAGGGAGGGATAAATCATGGCATATCATCAGTTTTATCCACAGTATCAACAGCAATATCCACAACAAGTAGCGCAGCAGCCGCAGTACCCACAGCATATAGTGCGTCCCGTGGCGAGTATCGAGGAGGCGCGGGCGGTGCAGACGGATTTTTCCGGTGCGCTGACCATCATGCCGGACTTATCGCACGGCTACATTTACACCAAGCAGCTTAATCTGCAAACCGGATGTGCGGATTTCGCGGCGTACAGCCGCGTACAGGACGCGCCGAAGGTGCAGACGGATTATGTAGCACGGGGCGAATTTGACGAGCTTGCGCGGCGATTTAACGCGCTTTGCGACCAGTTGGGAGGCGGCAAGAATGAACAGTAACCCGATGATGCAGGTGATGAACCTGATGCGGAACGGCGGCAACCCGATGACGCTGCTGAACCAGATGACCGGCAACAATCCGATGGTTTCGAGCCTTATGCAGAGTATGCAGGGCAAAAGCCCGGAGGCACTCAGACAGATGGCAATGAACATTGCCAAAGAGCGCGGCGTGGATTTGAACCAGTTTGCGCAGCAGTTCGGGATGAAGCTGTAAAGTAATTTGACATTTCTTTTTCAGTTTGGCGAGGTCTTGACGAAAACTCGGCGCTTATTTCGCATGCGTGCGAGGGGCGGACGACCTCGCTTGCAATATAAACTGAAAAAGGAGACTTCCAATATGAGTGACGATTCGATGGCTCTGGGTTATGCACTGGGTCAGGACAACAACAACAACTCCGGCAACGGTATGTGGGGCGGCGATGGCTCCTGGATTTTCGCGTTTCTGATTATCGCGCTGATTTTCGGCGGCGGCAACGGCTGGGGCTTCGGCGGCAACAACGGCGCGGGCTATCAGGGCGCGGTAACGCGCAGCGACCTGTGCAGCGAGTTCAACTTCAACAACCTGTCTCGTTCCGTTCTCGGCATTCAGAACGGCCTGTGCGACGGCTTTTACAGCACGAACAACGGCATGCTCACCGGCTTCAACACGCTCGGCAACAATGTGTCTAACGGCTTCCACGGCGTAGACAACGCGATTTGTCAGCTCGGCTACCAGACGGCACAGCTTGCAAACAACACGGTTCAGAACATGAACACCGGTTTTAACGGCGTGACCGCCGGTCTGACGGCACTCGGCACGCAGATGTCCGGCTGCTGCTGCGACACCCAGAGACAGATGGAACGCGGTTTCTGCGACATCAACTACAATGCCGCTACCAACGCACGCGACATTATCCAGACGGCGCACAACGACACCGACCGCATTATTGCGCGCCTTGACCAGATGGAGAACACCCGTCAGCAGGAGAAGATCGCGGCGCTTCAGAACGAGAATCAGGCCTTGAAGTTCGCAGCTTCGCAGGAGGCACAGAACAATTACCTTGTAAACGCTCTGCGTTTTTCCGGCTGCGGCTGCAACGCTTGCGGCTGCTGAGATACGATATTCAGGAGGGGGAGCAATCCCCCTGCCTTTGACAGGAGGGAATAGTTATGGCTTGCAAGCCTGTACAGAAACTTTGTCCGAACCTGCGTATCTCACAGAGCGTGACCTACGCAAGCGGCGTACTGACGGTAAATATCCCGGCGGGAGATTACCAGAACGGCTGCGTATACGGTATCGTCATCGCGCAGAACATCCCGAGTACGACGATCATCGGCGCGCCGGTGGTCATCACGATCGGCGACGGCACGGTAACGTATCCGCTCTTAAAATGCAACGGCGCGGCGGCTACCGTGTTCAACCTCGACACGCGGCACAAGTACCTTTGCCGGGTGGTCACTTCGGCAACCGGCGGCAGTTTCCGAATGCTCGGAAATTCCTGCTGCTCGCACTCTGACGCGCTGCGCTCGATTAACGGAACGGCGGTGACAGTATGAGAAGGGGAACAATGATGCTGCTGATGCAGCGGAACAGAAGGAGCGATTTTGAAGGCCGGGAGCACTACGGCGTGCGGTATGATATGCCGCGCAGCCGTTATATCGAGCCCTACGGCTACGACGAACCGCTCAGCTACTACGACGAGCGCATTCACGGCAGAGAGCCGGAGATGCGTCGGTACTCGAACGGCCGGTTTGCACCGAGAAGCAGCGCGGAATGGCCGGAGTACGACGAGTACCCGGAAATGCGTCAAATCGGCTTCCGCGACGGCGATACCTCTTATGTAGGGGACAGGACGCACGGCACGGAGAAGATGCAGGGATACGCACGCGGCGGCGGCGCAAAGCTCAACCGTCAGATGGCGGAAAAGTGGGTGCGCGGCATGAAGAACGCGGACGGCTCGACCGGCGAGCACTGGACAATGGAGCAGACCAGCGCAATCATGGAGCGGCACGGACTGCGATGCAATCCGGTGAAATTCTGGGTGGCAATGAACGCGGTGTACAGTGACCTCAGCGAGGTTGCAGAAAAGCACGGCGTGGGCAACGAGGAATTTTACGCGGATATGGCAAAGTCGTTCTGGCTGTGCGACAGAGACGCGGTAGAGGACAAGCTCGGCGCGTACTATGAAAACGTCGTGAGACACTAACTTAACAGGAAAGCAGGCGGAAACGCCTGCTTTTATTTTACCCAAAAAGGAGAAAGATATATGGCAAGAAGTATATTCGGCATTGGCTCGGCGATTTCGGCGGGCATGGCTGCGGCTTCTGCTGCGGCGGCGGCGAAGAAAAAGAAGAACAGCTCGAGTTCTTTGTCCTCGTCTAAGCGGGGATCTTCGTCGAGCTCGTCCGGTTCTTCCTCGTCGTGGCTCGATCAGGCAAAGGCAAATTCGAGCGCATGGCACACGGCAGACGCGGCAACGAAAAAGAACCTCGAGCAGGCAAACCGGAAGCTGTACTCTGACCACGGCTACACCTACAACAGCAAGACGGGCACGTGGAGTGCGCCGACAGCCTCGTCCTCTGGCGGCTCGTACTCCGGCGGTTCTTCCGCGTCCTCGGCAGTCAGCACGCCGGACTGGCTCAAGCAGGCACAGGCCAACTCGCAGGCATGGCATACTGCGGATGCGGCAACGAGAAAGAACCTCGAGGCAAAGAACCGTGCGCTTTATACGGGGCATGGCTACAGCTACGACAGCAAGACCGGCACGTGGAAAGCACCGACGGCGGCAAACGGTGTGGCAAATACCGTCGGAAACATGCTCGGCGGCGCACTGAGCACGGGACTGAATGCGATGCAGCAGGCAAAGGACAAATACAACAACGTCGACTATTCGACCGTGCTTGCAGACCAGATGGCAAGCGGTGCAAACTGGCAGGATGTACAGCAGTCGCTCAATGACCGCGAAACCAAGATCGCGCTGAACGGCGGCAAGCTCGACCAGTTTTCCAACGACGCGACGGCGAAGAACGCACAGACCTACATCAACAACATGAAGGCAATCGAGCAGCAGTATCAGGCAGAGCTTGACCGGCAGGAGCAAATCAAGCAGCAGCAGCAGGCGTACTACGACCAGATGGCAAACCAGATCAATCAGCAGTATTCCGCGATGCTCCCGTCTCTCAACCAGGGCTACGACGAGGCGGCGCGGCAGGCGTATATCAACTACCGCACGGCACAGCGTGACCTTCCGAGTCAGCTTGCGGCGGCAGGCATTTCCGGTCAGGGCGCGTCGGAAAGCGCACTGGTGGCACAGAACAACGCCTACAACAGCGCATACAACCAGAACGAGCTTGCACGTGCAAACGCAATCCAGAGCGTGGAGAATAACCGCGCAAGCGCACTGGCGGGCAACTCGACGCAGGCGGCACAGAGCATGGCAGACCTTGCAAACAGCCTGTATCAGCAGCGTCAAAGCATTCTGGCACAGCAGGAGGCGGCAAAGCAGAACGTCATCAGCAACCTGTACAACTACGGCAACGCAACCGGCAATTTCGGCGTGAACTCGACGCTCGACGCACAGCAGACGCTTGCAAATATCGCGTACAACAAGCGTGCACAGGATATGCAGCAGTCGCAGTATGACGAAAGCACCAAGCTGAACGCGAACGAGACGGCTTACAACCGCGCAATGGACCAGGCGAACGCATATTATCAGGCATATCAGCAGACGCTTGACCCGACGTACCTGACGATGTACAAGCAGTGGCTCTCGAAGGCACAGAAGTATTAACAGCACGGGGCGGCATGACCGCCCCTACCTTACTTTTACCGGAGGCGTAATATGGCAAGCAAAGATAAAAAATATCAGCTGAGCGAGGGACGCAAGAAGCAGCTTGAGCAGGCACGGCGGAACGCGAAGAACGCTTCGAAGCAGTCGAAACCCGCGTCGAACTACCTCGGCGGCTCGACGAAGAAAACCACCACAACCAAGAAAACAAGCGGCACGCAGAACCGAAATAATACAGTCAGCCGCTCTACCGGCGGCAAGAGCACGGTAACGAACCGGAACGTAAAGCAGGCGGACAAAGTAAACTCGGCGCGTCCCTATCGGCAGATCGGAAGAGCGTCGTGTAGGGAAAGAGTGTAGATCTCGGTGGTCGC